AAGATCGTCGGCAGCGTCAGATGTGTATAAGAGACAGGTATACAAATATGACAAGGAAACAGATATGTATTCTAAAAAATTTGATGAGATAAGTTTATCAATGATTAATAAAAATCAGTTAGAGTGTGCTTATAATTTTATAGTTGATTAAAAAAATGAAAGTTGTTCGTTTTGTTCGTTTTTTCTGTGGTAAAATTTAAACTGAGGAAAAAAGAACTTCCTCACATACATTCATTTTTAAATCCCTTTACCTTCTTGACGTGGTGCCGGCAGCAGTCGGCGCCATATTTTTTATGGTTTTTGAAATGAATTGAGAAAGCTGTTGTTTGAGTAATCAGGCAGCAGCTCTTTTATTGTGCAAAAAAGAGAGGTGGTGACGTATAGATAAGCATGAAAAGGCAGCAGTCGATTATAAATCAGGAATGAAGTATAAGGAGATAGCTGACAAATATGGAGTAAGCCTGTCAACTGTAAAAAGCTGGAAAATGAGATATGACTGGGAGAGAGGCGAAACTTCAAAAAATGTGCGTACAAAGTCACAAAAAAGTATGCGTACAAAATCGCAAAAAGTACGCAGCCCAAATAATGCAAAAAATAAGAGCAGTTATGAGCTGGATGAGGAAGATATAAGTGATGTTATTGAAAATACGGAACTTACAGAGAAACAGCGGCTTTTCTGCATTTATTATATACAGTGTTTTAATGCGACAAAAGCATATCAAAAAGCTTATGAATGTGATTATGCTACAGCGTCGGTAAATGGCAGCAGGATGCTAAGAAATGCTAAGGTATGTGAGGAGATAAAAAAACTCAAGCAGAACAGGCTTAACAGAGAACTCATAACAGCAGATGATATATTTCAAAAATATCTTGATATAGCGATGGCCAGTTTAGGAGATTATGTAAGTTTTCAGGATGGAATTATGGAATTTAAGAATTTGGACGAAACAGATTCAAGTATCATTAAGAAAATTACCACAGGGAAAACAACATCAATAGAACTTAAAGACGGTATGAAAGCACTGGACTGGTTGTCAAAGCATATAGAGCAGGCGACACCTGAACAGCAGGAAAAAGTTGATAAGATGGGTAATATATATAGTATTTTATCTCAGGTTCGAGACGTTGGTGAAGATGATGTATAGGAGATGATTTGATGCTTAAGCTATCTTCAAAGTTTAAAGATTTTATATTGATTAGAACTAAGAGGGATTATCTTGAAGGAACTACAGCAGCAGGGAAAACAACCGTTGGAATATTTAAGTTTATGTTGATGGTAGCTGATTCTGATAAAAAGCATCATTTAATATCCGGAGCTGACTTGGGAACTGTTGAAAAGAATATAATTAATCCCGAGTTGGGGTTAATAGAGCAGATGGATGGGCTGGCAGAGTATTATCCGCACGGCCATGGAAAGATAAGCTTACCTCACATAAGTTATCAGACGCAAAAAGGCGAGAAGATAATATATGTGTGTGGATATGACAATAAAGCAAAATGGAAAAAAGTCTTAGGTTCACAACTTGGCTGCGTGTTTGTTGATGAAGTAAACATAGCAGATATGGAATTTTTAAGAGAAGTTACACACAGGTGTAAGTATATGATTACAACATCTAATCCGGATGCGCCTGATAAGGAAGTGTATAAAGAATTCATCAACCATAGTCGGCCTCTAAAGAAATACATTAAAGATTATCCGTCAGAGCTTTTGGCAGAGCTGAAAGAGGAAGCAATTAAAGGATACATACACTGGTACTTTACATTTTATGATAATGCGGCTCTGACAGAAGAGGATATACAGGATAAGATTGATTCAGTTCCTAAGGGAACGAAGATGTATAAAAATAAAATACAGGGATTAAGAGGCAAGGCTACAGGTCTTGTCTTTTGTAATTTTAGCCACAATAAACATTTGATAAGTAAAGATGAGGCTAAAAGTTATATAAGGCGCGCAGGCGACAGCGAACAGAGAGAGTATTTTGTAATATTTACATCAGGGTTAGATACAGCATATTCAACAGAATCACCTGATACAATAGCAATGAGCTTTATAGGCATAACTAACAAAGGCAAGTGTATTGTGCTTGATGAAAGGATATATAACAATGCCGATTTAACAGTACCGATAGCCCCGTCTGATACAGTAAATAATTATGTTGCATTTTTGGAAAGAAACAGAAAAGAATGGGGAATGGCAAGGAATACATTTGTTGATTCGGCTGATCAGGCAACACTTACAGAATTTGCAAAGTATAAGAGAGCTCATCCAGAGTGTCTTTATATATTTAATAATGCATATAAGAAGATGACAATAGTAGACAGAATAATGCTGCAGCTTGGCTGGATGTCCTTTGATGAAGAAAGAGGGAAGGAGCCTTGCTTTTACGTTGTAGATACATGCACAAATTATGTCAAAGAGATGGATACTTATTCGTGGAAGGAAGATAAGGACTGTTCACCCGAAGATCGCAATGATCACATGGTAAATAGTGTCCAATATGGTTGGCTTCCTTACAGTGAAAAAATACACAGATAAGATTGGAGCACAGAAATGAGGTTTATAGATAATATGGCGGATGCGATAAGACATGGAATAAGGAGTTTCTTACAGATAGATGAAGCCCCCGGCAATATAATTCATATTCAGGAGAGCATGGATTTTAATACAGAGGCAGCAGAAAAAAGAATATGGTACCGTGGCAAGGCAAATGAACTTTCGCAGTTCTATAAGGCTGTTAATGGCGGCAATTTAAGTTTTTGGTCAGCGGTACCGCTGATGGGAATAAGAAAGATTCATACAGGAGTTCCAGCTATGATAATTGATGTGATTACAGCTATTGTAATGCGAGATATGAATGGCATCAGTATAGATGACAAGGATTCAGATGTTTGGGAAGCTATGGAGGAAGAAAACAAGTTTAAAGAGCTTCTCGGTGAAGCTGTCAGCGAATGTCTTATAGTAGGAGACGGTGCTTTTAAACTATCTATCGACAAAGAACTTTCTGATTATCCGATTATAGAATTTGTTTCTGCTGAAAATATTGAAATCAGATATAAAAAAGGTCGGTTAAAGGAGATAGTGTTTAAGACGCAGTATAAACATAACCATAAAATGTATACATTAGAAGAGGTCTATGGATATGGCTATATAGAAAGTACCTTATACAACGACGGTAAAGAGGTTCCGTTAAGTCAGATACCGGAGACAGCAGACGTGCAGACGCCGATTACATTTAATAAATCATTTATCATGGCAAAGCCGCTTATTATATATCAGTCAAAAAAATATAAAGGACGCGGAAGGTCACTATATGACGGAAAAACCGACAGCTTTGATTCTTTAGATGAAGCGTGGTCACAATGGATGGATGCACTGCGTAAGGCGAGAACAAAAGAATATATTCCAAGCGATATGCTGCCAAGAAATCCGGACAACGGAGAATTGTTAAAACCAAATGCATTTGATAATGCGTTTATTGAAATTGAGTCGGGCATGGGTGAAAGTGTTAAGAAAGAGATAAAAGTCATACAACCTGCAATACCGCATGATGGATATTTAGCCACATACATAACAGCTTTAGATTTGTGCTTACAGGGAATTATCAGTCCAAGTACACTGGGGATTGATACAAAGAAGCTTGACAATGCAGACGCACAACGTGAGAAAGAAAAAGCAACCCTTTATACGAGAAATAAAATCATTGAAGCAATTCAGAATACAATTCCTGAAGTGATACAAATGATGTTCGACGCTTACGATACACTAAATCAAACGCCACTTTCTAAACGAAGTATTATCGTAGAATTTGGAGAATACGCTAATCCGTCCTTTGAAAGTCAGGTTGAGACTGTAGGAAAAGCCAAGACACAGGGAATTATGTCTGTTGAGGCAAGTGTTGACGAGCTTTATGGGGACAGTAAGGATGATAAATGGAAAAAGGAAGAGGTTGCAAGGTTAAAGGCAGAACAGGGCATAACTGAAATAGAGGAGCCTGATGTTAATATGCGAAGAAATGAGTTTTTAGTTCAGACAGATAATATGGAGTAATCTATGGAGCTTAACACAGAATATGATATTGAAAAAGCGTTTAGGGCTATTGAGAATGAGCTGATTGCTTCAATGATACGAAATCTTGACGCCCACAGAGCGGAAGAAACAGAACAGGGATATAACTGGACGCAGTGGCAGGTTGAGCAGCTTGCAGCGCTTGAAAAGTATAAGAAAGAGAATAAGAAAGCTTTTTCGGGTAAATTCAGCAATATAAACGCATCTATCGAAAGCATGATAACAATAGCGAGAGCAACAGGAGGTACAGAGCAGGAACAGAAAATATTAAGAGCAATCAAAAACGGATTTAAGGCTTCCAAAGTGTCACAGGGCATTGAGGGAGCTTTTTTCAAGCTCAATACAAGAAAGCTCAATGCACTTATAGAAGCTACAAAAAACGATTTTAAAAAAGCTGAAAAGGCAATGCTGCGAATGTCAGAAGACAAATACAGACAGATTATATTCAATGCTCAAGTTTATGCAAATACGGGTGCAGGAACATATGAGAAAGCGGTTGATATGGCTACAAGGGATTTTTTAAAATCAGGAATTAACTGTATTGAGTATAAAAATGGCAGCAGGCATACAATAAAAGATTATGCAAAAATGGCTATTCAGACAGCTAACAAACGCTCCTATTTGACCGGAGAGGGCGAAATGAGACAATCATGGGGAATTAGTACGGTTATTATGAAAAAACGCTCTAATGCCTGTCCGAAATGCCTTCCGTTTGTCGGCAAAATTTTGATAGATGATGTGTGGAGTGGTGGAACATCAAGAGATGGACCATATCAATTAATGTCATCAGCAATAGCCGCAGGGCTCTACCATTGAATGTTGAGTTTGGGTGGTAGTAAAACGGTGTGAACCACATTACAAAGTGGGTGTATATGATTTAATCATATGCTAACGGGGAACGGATAGAACCTAATCCCGTGCTAAGAATTTTGAATAATCTTTGCAGATATGATATAATCCTACAAAGAGGTGATTATAATGGAAATCTGGAAAGATGTTGTTGGTTATGAGGGAATATATCAGGTAAGCAATAAAGGAAGAGTAAAAAGAATTGGCAAGTACAGGAATCAGATAACAGAGTGGGAGAGTAATAAAATATTAAAGCCGGGTGTGAAAAATAATGGATATCTTTTTTGTCAATTATCAAAAGACAATAAAACAAGTCCTAAGATGATTCATCGACTTGTTGCAGAAGCGTTTATCGATAATCCTTATAGCAAACCAACTGTAAATCATATTGATGGAAATAGAGCTAATAATAATGTAAGTAACCTTGAATGGGCGACATATACTGAAAATAATGTACATAGTTTGTATGAATTGAATGGATATAAAGCTGGAGACTATCGTAACAAAAGGGGTTCTAAAGTTGTCTTGCAATATGATTTACAGGGGAATTTTATAAAAGAATATCCATCATATAGAGAGTCACAAAGACAAACAGGGATAAATGCCATAGATGTCGTGTGCAGAGGTGATAGACAAAAACAAAAACGACAGCACACTGCTGGTGGATATATATGGAAATATAAAGATGATATTCAAGATTAAAGTGTAGAGACTATTCCGAAAGGAAGTAGGGTGGAGATGTACCATTCGAAGCGCACCGAACGATAAGCATCGTTATGAGATAGTCCGATATTAATAATATAGCCAAATTGTAAAGATATACATACAACATATTTTCCTGGGCTTGATGAAGAGCCTGACAGTAGATTCACAAATAAAGAGCTTGAACAGGTCAAGGAGGATTACAGGCAGGAGCAGAAGCAGCAATATGCGGAAAGAAAGGTTGAGCAGTTCGACAGGCTGTCTAAGTATTCACTGGATCCTGATAATCAAAAAATGTATGATGCCAGGAAAGAACAGTGGGAGAATGTAGTTGCAAATGGTCAGAAGAATGATATACTAAACAGTACAAATGATAAAGGGGTTTTAGATGTGCATTCCATTGGCAAAATAAATAAAGAAATATACAGGTGTATCACAGATGATATACTTACAGATGAAGTTGTTATAACTAATAATCAGATTCAACATATTATGGATAGACATCCAAATGACTATGAAAGATTTTCTTCATACTTTGGAGAAATCGTAAAAAATCCTGATTATATCATAGAAGCAAATAGACCAAATACTGCGTTATTGTTAAAAGAGATAAAGGAAAATGGCGAGGTATTTAAAACGGTGTTAAGATTGGTAACATCAAAGGACAATCCTAATTATAAGAATTCAATTATTACATTTATGAAGATTGATGAAAAAGAATGGAATCGTTTATTGCGAAATAAAACTATTCTTTACAAAAAAGAATAAAAGCTATATAATATACATACAGTAAGGGAGAAACTATTTGAGGTGGAAGAATTCGTACGATCCACACGCCGATGGTAATGACAGGGGAAACCCGAGAGATGCAGGAGAAGCGTACGCCTGCCAAATAGTTTCTTCATACTATATATAAGCAGTTAACAGCCACCAGTCGTAAGATTGGTGGTATTTTTATAACTAAGTTGCACCGGTACAAATAAATAAAAATATCAAGGACAGTGTTGTTTGCCAATAGTGGTAGCAGGCTGTCCTTTTTATATGCTCCGAAGAGCTTAAACTACGCAGAGACACTGGAGAAACAACTGGACAGGGAGACACCCTTACAACTGAAATAAGAGAGACACTCGTAAAATTGAAAGGAGCAAAATGAAAAGCAAAGAGAAATTATCACTTAATCTTCAGTTTTTTGCTGAAGAGCCGGGAAATGAGGAGGCGGGAACCAATGCAGGTCAGCAGACACAGAATTCCGTACAGGCGTTTGATTATGAAAAGCTTGCAAGCATAATCAATGGTAAGCAGACAGTAGCAGAGGATACAGTGCTTAAGAACTATTTCAAGCAGCAGGGCTTGAGTAAGGAAGAGGCTGAAAAAGCCATAAGTGCATTTAAAGCTGAGAAAGCTAAGAATACACCGGATGTTACAGCTCTTCAGACACAGTTAACCCAGGCACAGGAGGCAGCTAAACAGGCTAATATTGATAAAGCGGCTACACTTGTGGCATTAACACTTGGTATTGAAGCAAAAATAATACCATACGTTCTTAAATTAGCTGATATGAGCAATGTCACTAATGATGATGGCAGTGTGAATGATGAAAATCTTAAAAAAGCGCTTAATAAGGTTTTAGAAGATGTTCCGCAGCTTAAGACATCGTCAGAACAAAATAACGGTTTTCATATAGGAAACCATAATAATGCTGATAATCAGAAAAATCAGCAGGAACAGTTAGAAGCTATATTTGGCATTAAAAAATAAGAAAAGAGGTATAAAAGATGGCAGTATTAGAATACGCAGATATTTTTAGCAATGTGTTAAGAGAACTTTATGGACAGTCAATGACGAGCCATGCTCTCTATAATTCGAACACAGATTTACAGGTTATCAATGGAAAGCAGATAAAGCTTCCAAAGCTTTCGGTTAGTGGATATAAGGACCATAAGAGAGGCGGAGCAGGTTATAATAAGGGTACATATTCAAATGATTATGAGGTTAAGACACTTGACCATGACAGGGATATTGAATTTGCTATTGACCCTATGGATGTTGATGAGACTAATTTAGTTGTAGCAATCGCAAATATTCAGAAACGATTTGAAACTACACAGGCTATTCCTGAAGCGGATTGTTATACATATTCAAAGTTATATGAAGAGGCAAAAAGGTGCGGTTCAACGATTAAAACGGATGAGCTTACAGCAGCGAATGTATTAGCTGATTTTGATGATAACTTAGAGAAGTTAACGGAAGCAGGAGTACCGCTTGACAGGGTAATTCTTTATTGTACGCCGGCATATAAAAAGCTTCTTAAGAATGCTGAAGGTATTCAGAGAACACTTGAAGTTAATGGCGGAGGTAATATCGACAGAAGAGTAAGAAGTATTGACGATATCAGTCAGATTCAAGAAGTGCCATCGGCAAGATTTAAGACTCTTTATGATTTTACTAACGGATGTGTCGCTGATCCGAGTGCAAAGCAGATAAATTACATTTTAATTGACCCTGAAGCGCAGGTGTCAAGAGATAAGTACTCTTATATCAAGGTCTTTACACCGGGTACGGATTCAAGGACAGCAGACAACTATATGTATCAGAACAGAAAATATAACGGTACATTTGCTATTGATGAACTTATGAAAACCGGCTGTATTATGCATACGCAAGCGTGAGGAGGTATTTATGAAAGCTAAGAAATTAAATAAAGTTTATAAGATTGACGAGCAGGAGAAAGAAGCGTATTTGGCACAAGGGTATGACATTATAGATGATAATGGAGAAATTGTTGAACGTTCACCGCAGACAACGATAGCTTATTCTCAGTATGAAAAAGTTGTCAATGAGCTGAAAGCAGTCAAAGAAGAGCTTGAAGCGACAAAAAATGAGCTGGCAGCAGCGAAAGAAGCAATAAAATCTGCAAAAACATCTAAAAAGGATGCAGAACAAAAGAATGGAGAGTAAATGAATGGCATACATAAGTTATGCGGATTCTGACTATTACCATAATGTATACAATGGTGACACAATTCCCGAGGAAGAACGGAATAAAAGACTTTTGAAATCAAGCAGACATATAGATGCCCTTACCTACAACAGAATTGCAGGTAAGGGTATTGATGTATTAACTGAGTTTCAAAAAGGCATAGTACAGTATGTATGCTGTCAGTTAGCTGATTTTGAATATGAGAATGAGGAATTGATAAATACAATATTAAAAAGTTACTCGTTAAATGGGGTGTCTTTGTCGTTAGATAACTCGTGGAATATGCTTCTTACAGGTGGTGTTGCCATAAGGCGTGACATCTATTCAATGCTGGAACAGACAGGTCTTTGCTATAAGGGGGTAAGATGAAATATCCGTGTGTAATTTTAAAACAATTTTGTAAGACTGATATAGAGGTTACTCTTGACAGAGAAGGACGTGACAAATATGGCTCACAATTAGAGCCTGTTAAATGGAGCGGTAAAAGTAATTATCAGGACAGTGCAAGAACCGTGTTAACAGCTCAAAAGGAATTAATTCAGTTGTCAGGGGCTGCATTGATACCCGGTGACATTGCTCCCGGTCTTTCGGTAATATCGGGTGGAACAATAAAGGTCTGCGGTGTTGAGCGCAAAATATACAAAGGTAATAAAGTAAGAAATCCGGACGGTTCGGTAAATTATACAAGATTGGATGTGAGATAATGAAACAGGTTACTTCTGTGGTAGAGATACACCCAATGCAGGTTAAAAAAATCACAGAAGAGGCAAAATTGGCATTGGTTCAAACAGCAGAGGAGCTTCATGGCAGGGTTTTAAAAGAAAATGTTATGCCGCGTGACACAGGTGCCATGGAGGGTGAAAATACGTTTGTGGATGATTCCGGTATTAAAAGAGGTAATGTGGAGCTTGTTACATCTACGCCATACGCAAGGAGACTGTATTATCATCCCGAGTATCACTTTAACAAAGAACACAATCCTAATGCAGGCGGAAAATGGCTTGCACCATGGCTTAAGGGTGGTAAATATGACGGGGAGGTTGAAAAAACGTATGGTAAGATATATGGCATGATGTTAAATGGAGGTGGAGAATGATGCTGTTAGCAGATATTAGAGATTACATAGGGACACTTGGTATAACTGACGATGAAAAGGTATATTCAGGTATGCTGCCGGTTAAAGAGGAGAAGAGTATAGGCGTATATCATCAGAAACCACGTCCTAAAACAGATAGTGTAGGTTCAAATACTTCATATGGCATTAAGCCCGTCAGTATACTGGTACATTGGTCAGCCAGCCAGCGTGAAACAGAAAAGGTTTCAAATGAGCTGTATGAGAAGCTTGAAAGCTGCAGAAATGTCATAATTAATGACAAAAAGCTTAAGTTTACTAAGCTGGCACATGAAGAACCGATAGATGTCGGCATAGATGCTAATGGCATATTTGAAATGGTGATTGAGTTGGAGTTTTATTATGAAAAATAGGAGGAAATAAAACGATGAATGAAAAAATTTACGGTTACGACAAAACTGCGACGCCGCTGGATGGTGTTAATCCTGTTAATGAGATTAAGTTCGGTGTCTGCGTAGACGGAAGAAAAAAAGACGACGATCCTAAAACTATAGTGACAACAGTAGTAAAGGATGCAGAGTCGCTTAATATTTCATTTGACAATGGCATAGAGGAATGGAATCCGATGGACCAGGCAGGCTGGGTAAGGAGATTAATGACGTCTAAGTCTCTCAGCGTAAGCATGGGCGGTAAAAGAAACTATGGTGATGTCGGTAATGATTATGTTGCTAAGGTGGCATATGAAAACGGACAGAAGTGTAATTCATGGTTTTCTATCATATTCCCTAATTTGGATCAGCTTATTATTCCGTGTGTAATCAGTGTTACAAGCGGTGGGGGCGATTCTACAGGAGTGGAAGCTCTTGAGTGGGAAGTACAGTCAGATGGAAAACCGACATATATTACATATACAGCATCGGAAACAATGGCTGCAGGAGTGTCAGCAGATAAACTGTCAAAATAAGGAGGAAATTTAGATGTCAAACATTATTGATATTTCATCAAGAATAACAAATGAGCTGCCAATGGTAAAAATTACGGATGATATTATTGTTACGGTTAACAACAGAAAGAATACGGTCCTTAATATTCAGGCAATGGCAAAAGAGGTGGCAAAGAAATCAGAAGCAGATGGCTCAAAAGAATATGATCAGATGGCTTTTATGAATAAGGCAATGGAAATGCTGGTCGGTGCAAAAAATACGAAAGCCATAGACAGTCTCAATCTTCCGTTTCCTGAGTATCAGGATGTTTATGAGACAATTATGAGTGTGGCTACAGGTCAGTATGATACACCCTCGAAATGACGGTGAAGCGTATTATGATATATTCGATGACTGGAGTCTCATAGAAGCAAGTTTTTTAAAACAATACGGGATAAGACTAAGAGAAGATGACAATATGTCATATAGTGAGTTCTGTTCGTTATTATCAAATATAATGCCGGACACGCCGCTTGGACAAATAGTAAGTATCAGAGCAGAAAAGGATCCTAAGGTTTTGAAAAAATTCAGCAAGGAGCAAAGAAGGATAAAAAACGAATATATAATGAGACGAAATAAGGAACTTAAAGAAAATCCTGAGCAGTATAACAAATACTGGAGTAAATTTCAAAATTGGGCTAAGGCTGCTTTCTCATAAGAGAGGCAGTCTTTTTTGATGGCAGAAAGGAGGTAATATGTCAAGGAATGTAGGCGATATCATTCTTCAGCTAAAGCTGGACGACAAAAAGATATACAGGCAGATTGATGATGCCGGCAATAAAGCATCCAAAAGAGCAACGAGTGCATTTGTGGGTATTGGTAAGGCAGCAGTTGCGGCATTTAGTGTAGCAGCAGTTACAAAATTTACAAAATCCTGCTTGGATTTAGGTTCGAATATGGCTGAGGTCGAGAATGTAGTGGACACAGTATTTGGGAACATGAGTTCCGCGGTTGATAAGTGGGCGTCAAATGCAATTACTAATTTCGGATTGTCTGAGACAGTTGCTAAGAAATATTTAGGTACATTCGGGCAGATGAGTTCAGCAATGGGTATAACAGGCAAAGCAGCCTTTGATATGTCTAAAGCTGTAACGGAGTTAACCGGGGACGTGGCATCGTTTTACAACTTAAGCACAGATGAAGCGTATACAAAGTTAACATCAATATGGACCGGTGAAACGGAAAGTCTTAAGCATTTAGGCGTAATTATGACGCAGACAAATCTTGACCAGTATGCGCTTAATAATGGTTTTGGTAAAACAACTGCAAAGATGACGGAGCAGGAAAAGCTGATGCTAAGATTCCAGTATGTAACGAGTGCTTTGTCCAATGCTTCAGGTGATTTTATTAAGACACAGGACAGCTGGGCTAATCAGACAAGGATATTGTCACTTAGATTTGAGCAGTTCAAGGCTACTCTTGGTCAGGGATTTATAGCTCTGTTTACGCCGATTGTAAAGGTTATTAATCAATGTCTTGCAGGTTTACAGGCGTTAGCTGAGAAGTTTACTTTTGTTGTTAAGACAATAACCGGCGCTGACATGGGTGCGTCTGGTGTGGCGGCAGTAAGTATGGGAGCTGTTGAAGCGGCAGGCAATATAACCGGGATTGGTGATGCCGCACAGACTGCATCAAAGAAGATTGAAAGATCCTTGGCAGGCTTTGATCAGATTACGAAGCTTTCAGAACCGGCAGATACGCAAGGCAGTTCAGGTGCAACGAATGTAAGTATGCCGGGAAGTGCTGAGGTAACCGGGGGAGGAAGTGCAGAAGAGGTTGCGGAATGGGCGGATGATATTACAAAGGCGCTTGAACCGCTGCGGAATATAAGTTTTGATAAATTAAACGAATCCTTTGGCAAATTAAAGAAATCAATTATGCCATTCGGAGATAAGTTTAAATCGGCACTTAAGACTTTTTATGAGGATGCACTTGTTCCGATTGCCTCGTGGTATATAGAGGATTATCTTCCTGCATGGATAAATACATGTGCTGCAGCATTTGATTTTCTAAATACGGTGCTGGATGCAGTTTCGCCAATATTGGAGACAGTATGGAATGACTTTCTGTTACCTTTAGGAGAGTGGACAGGCGGCGTAGTTATAGATGTAATAAATGCAATAGGCAGTGCGATTAACTGGCTGGGAGGCATTATACAGAAAAACAGTAAAATGTTTGATGACCTTGCAAACAGAATGTCACCGTTTTATGAAGCTGTAATGAAGTTCTTAAACGAGTTTAAGGCGTTGTTTGAGAATATATGGAATACGCTTATTGTCCCTATATTACCGGGATTAGAAGTTATTATTACCGGAATACTCGGCGCAATCACATCGGTATTAGGTTCGCTTTATAAAGCGTTTGAGGGAATTATCAACATATTCACAGGCATACTTGAATTTATCAACGGAGTATTCACAGGAGACTGGGAAAAGGCTCTTAACGGAATTAAAGATATATTCGTTGGCATCGTGCAGACAATTTGGGGCGTAATTGAGGGTGTCGTTAATCTGATAGTCTCAATAATACAAACCGCAGTCGATGTTGTCGTAGGCATCATAAAAGGCATAATTTCAGGGTTGGTTAACATATTTACGTCATTCACGGAATGGTTTACAGGCATTTTTGTGGGGGCATACGAGGCTGTATGCAGCCAGTTTTCTTTGTTTACCAAATTTTTCACTGATTTATTTAATGGAATTAAAAATATTCTTTCCAATATATGGAACGGTATATGGGGAATGATTAAAGGCGTTATTAATTCCATTCTTGGCGGTGTGGAAGGCATGGCTAACGGAGTGATAAGAGCTTTAAACGGAATGATAAATGCTATGAATAAGCTTAGTTTTGATATTCCTGACTGGGTGCCGGGACTTGGCGGTAAAAAGTTTGGATTTAACATTAAGAATATTTCAGAGTTAAGAATTCCAAAGCTTGCGCAAGGCGGTTATGTAAAGGCTAATACGCCTCAGCTGGCAATGATTGGTGATAACCGCCATCAGGGCGAAGTGGTGGCACCTGAGGATAAATTAAGGCAGATGGCTCTTGAAGCCGCAGAGATGTCGCAGGGAAGCGCAGAGCTTATGAGAGAAGCTGTCAGTATTTTAAAAGAGATACTGGCTGTTCTTAAAGCGTTAGATTTGGATATTCAAATCGACGGAAAAAGCTTAAAGGATTACATTGTTAACAAAATAAATGAGCATACAAAGGCAACAGGCGTATGCGAGATTATAACGTAAAGGGGAATATTATGGCATTTTTATTAAGAGCCGGAGGAATAGATTTACCGGCACCGGTATCAATGAGTGTTGGCGACGAGATACTTTGGTCGTCAGATACAGGCAGGGCTTTAGATGGCACTATGCTGGGCGATGTTATTGCTGAAAAGAAAAATATAAGTCTCTCATGGGGGATTACGTCTGAAGAGGATTTGGTCTTAATAAAGAAGCAGCTGGCAACAGGATTTTTCCCTTTGGAGTTTCACGATGACGGTATGGATATGACCATATCGTCATATCGTGGAACACTGACAAAGGAGATACTTGGAAATTTAGATGACGGGACATTTTGGTACAGGAGTATTTCAGTATCAATTATCCAGCAGTAGGAGGTTTTATGAAAATTAAATTAATAGAAGTAGAAAAGACGGTTAAAGAGTTAAATCAGATAAGCAGTAAGAGGTTGCCAGTATTGGTCAGTTATGCAATTAGAAAGAACTGCAATATTCTTACAGAGGAACTTAAGGATGTTAGCGAGGTAAGATGCAGTATTTTAGAAAATTACGCTAAAAAGGACGGTGATGGAAATGTTGTAATTGAAGATGGAAAATATCAGTTTGAAAACACAAAGCTTCAGGAAACAGCGCTTGAAGAGGTAAACAAGCTCTATGATAAAGAAGCGGACATACAGGTTACAACAATTTCGCTGGAAGAACTTAAGGCTGTTGATGAAAATGAACTGTATGATAAGCTGACAGGACAGGAAGTTGATTCTTTAATGTTTATGATTGAATAAAAGGTGATTTTATGTATACAGGTGTAACAGAGGAATTTGTCAATGCAATTACAAAAACATCAAGAAAATTTCATGCGCGGATAATAATAGGGGAAGATGAGTATACAGTCATAAAATCACTTGAGTGTAATTATGGAAGCTGTGCCGGCGATAATATTACATTCGGGACAACGGTGTCCTCGTATATTAATGTTTCAATGGAACCTGTTAATCGGGTTATTGCAGGAGCACATATAAGACTTCAGGAAGGCTTAAATGTAAAGTCTGGTATTGAATGGATTAATATGGGGGTGTTTACAGCTCAGAAGCCTGAAGAGGAAAACGGTACACTTAAATTTATCGCTTATGACAGAATGTCAGATACAGACATGTTGTATTCATCTGATTTAACATATCCGTCTGATACATATTCTGTTATCAGTGAGATATCGGAGATTTGTGAGTTTCCGGTATCGGCTGATACAACTGAACTGTTAAAAAATAATCCGGTAACTGTTCAGAATAAGTTAGAGGGTTATACATGCAGGGAGATAATCGGATATGTAGCAGGTTTGTATGGAAAGTTTGCATTATTTGACCGGAATGGAGAATTAAATCTTAAATGGTACGAGGATTGCGAGTATGAAATTGGGTTATCAAGAACATTTGGGATAAAGACAGGCGAATCTGATTTTACAGTTGATTATATAAAGTGCAACAAAGATAATGAGACGCAGCTTAGTGTAGGCGGAGGTCTTTTAGGAATTACATTTGATAATCCGTGGATGAGTAAGGATATTCTTGACAGCTTATTTGAACAGGTAACAGGCTTCAGATACCGTCCTGTGGATATTAATTTTCTTGGGGATATAAGACTTGATGCATGGGATATTATTAATGTATATGATTTGCATGGAGAAAAGTTAAAAGTTCCTGTCATGCAGCTTATTCAGAAGTTTGACGGTGGTGTTGTGACTAACGTTAAGGCTGTTGGAAAAACAGCTGCAAGTTCAAAATCTGATTTTGCAGGTCCGACGTCAAAACGAATGGAAAGATTCTATGCAGAATTAGTTCTTATAAATGAGGCTATGGTAAATAAACTTACCGTAGATGAGGCGGATATAAGATATCTACAGGCGGATAAAATCGATGTAATTGAGGCTGATATAACAGATGCGGTAATTAAGAACCTGGATACGGAATTTTTGACGGTTGAGAATGCAGATTTGAAATATGCAACAATTAAAAGTCTTGATGCAGAAAAGGCTCGTATCGATAATTTAAAAGTTGGCATAGCGGATATTAATACACTTATCTTTGGTTCTGCAACAGGAAGTGTTATTCAGACAGAATTTGCTAATAGTGTTATTGCACAGCTCGGAAATGCGCAAATAAAGTCGGCCATGATTGAAGAAATTACAGCTGACAAAATCACAGGGCTTGATATCAATACAACAAAATTTACGGTGCACAGTCAGGACGGAAAATCAACATGGGTTGATAATACGATACAGATTTCGGATTCTGTCAGGACAAGGGTGCAGTTCGGAAAAGATGCAGCCGGCGATTATAACATGTATGTGTGGGATGAGAGCGGAAATTTAATGTTTGATGCGCTTGGGCTTACGGACAACGGTATACAAAGAGAGATTATACGTAATGACATGGTGTCTGAAAATGCAGACATAAGCGCCTCTAAAATTAATATAGAAAGTCTGTTTAATGTGATAAATAATGACGGAAGTCATACTTTAAAATCAAGTAAAATCTTTGTGGATGCTGAGAAGCAGACGTTGGATATTGCATTTAAAAATATGACAACAAGCGTTACAACCGTAGCAGGTGTAGCTAATGCGGCAAATTTTACAGCAAATAAAGCTGATGAACATGCAAAAGACGCATTAAATAAGGCAAATGCAAATGCGGCAAACATTGAAACAGTAACAGAGAAAGTAACAACACAGGGGACTCAGCTAAGTACTGTGCAGGGGCAGATATCATCAAAAATATGGCAGCAGGATATTACTACAACAGTAAATAAAATCAAAGTCGGCGGAAGAAATTTATATCCTAAGACAAGTGACGCGGAGAAAGTGTGTCCTATTCCGACAGATGCGGCTAAGGATTATTTATCAAGCTTTACAACTGTTCCGGTGCTTGGTGAGACATATATATTATCATTTTGGGCAAAGGCAGATGTTGACGGAGCAGGGCTTTATACATATTTTCACAATCCTAATACGACAACAAATGTTCAGTCCAGTCAGGGCATTAGTAGCGGACAGGTTGACGGAAGTTGTCCATTTACTCTTTCAACGCAGTGGAAAAAGTATTGGGTAATATATACTCAATCAAAAACAACGACTGCAAAGCATATAATCTTTCGTGTTAATGCTCAGAGTAAAAAGGGAAATATTTATATAAAAAGTGTAAAGTTTGAAGAGGGCAATAAAGCAACGGACTGGACTCCTGCGCCTGAGGACATCAAAAACGAAATCACAACGCTTGGCACAAAATATACAGATGTAAAGCAGACAGTCGATGGAATTAGCATGACGGTAGGCAATCATACTTCACAGATAAGTTCATTAGGAACAAAGGCAGAAGCTTCAGAGACAAATTATAAGCAGCTGTCAAATAAATTTAGCTGGGTGGTTAAGTCGGGAACGTCTGGAACAAATTTTACGTTAACAGAAAGGGTTGCAGAGTTGTTATCAGAAGAGTTTAATATTAATGCATTAACAACATTTAAAAACTCAGCACAAAATGGTGCGAGTACGGTTATAAATGGAGGCGCTATAAAAACAAACACTATAACAGCAGATAAAATTAATGTACAGGATCTGTTTTCTAAAAACTTAACAATAACAGGAAAGTTTACGACAACATCGTCAGCGTTTATAACTCCAACGCAAAATGCTTTTGAAAAAATAAGGAGTTATGTTTTGGGTGAGGGGAAGTTGTCGAACCAAGAAATAAAACTTTTTGATTATAATTGTGATGGTAAAGTTACCAGTGTTGATTTGACATATGCAAAACGGTTGATGACAAGAGTTTGGGATACAGATGATTTAAAATCACAGGGGTATGAAATTCCGTATAATCAAATTACAGCAGTAATAGAACCTAATAATTCTGATAAGGTTATAAAAATATCAGGAACATCAAGTTGGGGAGAGTTTTTACAGACTTATATTGGAATTAATGGAATTATTACGACGGGAATGATAGAATGCGGTAATATTCAAACGTCATCAGGAGCAGATTTAAATAATATTACAGGATATCTTGAAAGTGATGGCTGGATGATTTTTAAATTTGCTGACGGAACGCTTATGTGTGCTAAAAGTGTATTGTTTGAAAAGCCAAAGTTTAATACAAGATGGGGAGAAAGTTTATACGAAACAGAGTCGCTAAATTTAGGAAATTTCCCAGTCAATTTTGTTAGTAAACCGCATGTGCAGGTAACTGTTAACGATGGTTCAGCTTTATTAGAATGCTGTTATGAGGTGACGACATTTAGTGCAGGTAAGGTATGGTTGGCCAGACCAGACCAATATTCAGAAAACAATTATACAGTCAATGTGTTTGCCATAGGGCGTTGGAAAAAATAAATGTTTGTACTAATTTAAGGGAGTTTATTAGTTTGATAGTAATAGAATTTCTTATTTTTTAAGAAAGCGAGAGTATATGATATTAATATTTGATGATTCGTAACAGCCGAGAGGCTGTTTTTTTAATGAAAAAAATTATAAAGTTGCACCAATGCAACGGAAAAGAGGAAAAAATGGAAAAAATAAAAATAACGGTTATTGCGATATGGAGCTCAATTATGAGCATGTTAGGTATTCTTGCGATACCTGTAGGATTAATGGTTACCTGTAATGTTATTGATTACATTACAGGAGCAATAGCGTCTAAATACAGAAATGAGGCTTTAGACAGCTACAAGGGAATAAAAGGTATTATAAAAAAGGTTTGTATGTGGCTGTTGGTTTTAGTTGGCTGGATTATTGATATGCTGCTTAAGTATGCCGGAGGAACTGTCGGAATTGAGGTGCCATTTAATTTTTTAATAGCATGTGTGGTTGCAATATGGATTGTATGTAACGAGATTATAAGTATTTTAGAAAATGTTAATGATATCGGCGTTACGTTGCCGCCATTTCTTCAGCCGATAGTAAAAAATCTTAAATCACAGGTGGAAAATAAAATAAACATAGAAAATAAAGCAGAAAGCGAGGAAAATTAATATGTTTAAAGGTATTGATGTAAGTAATCACAATGGAGTTATTGAATGGGAAAAGGTGAAAGCAGCGGGTATTGATTTTGCGATTATCAGAGTTGGATACGGTTCTGATATTGAAAGTCAGGACGATGTGCAGGCTGTGCGCAATATGCAGGAGTGCGAAAGATTAGGTATCCCTTACGGTGTATATTTATATTCTTATGCTCTTAAGGTTGAAAATGCAATAAGTGAAGCAAAACACGCTTTAAGAATGATTGAGGGCTTTAATCCTGTGCTCGGCATATGGTTCGACATGGAAGACGCTGACGGTTACAAAGCAGGAAAAGGGCTTAATGTGTATAACGAAAGAGAGCTTATCACTGAAATGTGTAAAACATTCTGCGATAAGATTGCGGCAGCAGGCTACAAGACAGGTGTTTACGCTAACAAGAATTATTTTGACAACGTAATCATCACAGACGATATAAAATATCCGTTATGGTTAGCGCACTGGGGGATAGATGAGCCAAGTATGGAATGCTTGATATGGCAGTACACATCGAACGGGTCAGTGGACGGAGTGGCGTCAGAAAGAGTTGATATGAATTATTACTATGGTGAATTGCCTGATATGCAGCCGGAAGAGCCGAGCGAACCTGAAGCGGAGCAGGCTGACCCCGAAACTGGCACAAAATACAATGTTGGTGATGTAGTGTCATATCATACAATTTACGCTGCTTCTACGTCAGATGAGCCGCTTACACCGAGCATAACAAGCGGAGTAATCACACGAGTTATTCCGGGAAGAGCACATCCATACTTAATAGGTGGTGGCACAGGCTGGATTGATGATGACTGCATTGAGGCCGGCAAAAGCTCTGAAAGCGAAGCGTCCGCCGATTTTGAAAAAGGCGACAAAGTAAAGGTTGTTAATGCGATTCAGTATGGAAATGGTGAGAAGTTCACATGCTATTATGATACATATGATGTAATTCAGGCTGACGGAGACAGGATTGTGATAGGTATTGGTGACACTGTGACAGCAGCGGTCCATGTTGACAATTTAGAAAGACTGTAAAGTTAAAAGGGAAGGTATTTTGTTGTACCTTCCCTGAAATTTTGTTATTAAATTATTCTAAGCTGATTTTATGGTTAAAAATGAAAAGTATCTAAAATTTTATGCACTTCGTTTTCATTAAAACTATCATCTTTGGACATGCAGTATACGAAGTATACATTGCCATCAGTGTCATAAGAAAAGCAAGCGTATGTGTGTACATCATTATCCCAAAGTCCTTTTACAGTATAAAAGTATTCACAATTACGTGAAAAATATATGTCTATATTACTTGATATTTGTATATCAATCATACTGAGCAACTCTTTAAATAAATCCTCACCTCTCATTGAAGTATCTGATAATAGTGAATCAAAAACTTCAACAATAATTTGTTTAGATTCAGATGTGTGTATCCATTGATGAATATCATTCTCAGATATGCTGGATTGATAATAATTTATTGGTACATAAAAAGTAGCATTTAATAAAGAGTCATAACTTCCACAATAATCTAAATAGTTTGTTGATTTTCCTGATAATAATGTATTTAAGTCGTTGATAGGTAAGGATAAGTACTCTCTCTGTGAATGATTATTATCAATCTTCTGTTCGATTTCGTAAATATAATGACAGGCTTCAAGATCATAGCTGTTATTAATATCTCTGATGTCGTGTGCCTGGCTGCTGTAATCATCAATTAATTTTGTGAAAGTATCTAAATTGATTTTTGAATTTATATAATCATTGTAGGCAGCAACAGTCTTTTCACATAGATTTAAAATTCCGGCACTCATGTTGTTGGTTTTTGTTTGTGAGTTCTCAACAGTATCTTTTTGGCAACCTGATAAAGTAATAATCATAGCCAATAAAATAATTAATAGTTTCTTCATTGGATTATCCCCTTCCATATCTGTCTCTTATACACATCTCCGAGCCCACGAGACCGTACT